CATAAACATACTATTGTTCTTTTCGGCAAAATGTCCGAAAACTTTATTAACAGCGGTCATATAATTAAGCCATGCAGGTTGTTTACCGAGAGAATTGGTTGTTACTGCGCCGGTTGCACTATTAAGTGTGCTATCTGACCAAAGCAGTTGTTCTGTTATTAGGTCTTGAAAACCTATTGCGTCAAGTGCAGGCTTGTGAAGGTCATTTATTGTTTTTAAGTTGACTGACCAGTCGTTGCCTTGACTGTACTCAATTCTTGGTGTCAAGCTGACAATTCCCATAATAATTGAAGGTTCATTAACTTTGATGTTTATTAAACCTCCTTTATGTTTACCTGTTAATTTCCCCCTTCCTGCAAGTTGGCCTAATGGCTGTGGGTTTCCGTTACTGTCTTGGCTGCTTGCATTGCTTATTACTTCTTGGAATGCAAGTTCTTTAATAAGACTTCCGTGATATACAGGACTTTCGACTCCTTTAACACGTTCGTGTGTGTAAACAGCATCAAGCCAATCGTCATATGATCCACCACTAACTGCAATTCTGTTTAACATTACATAAACTTTTTGTGCAATGTTGAGAGCGTCAATAGTGAATTTATCATCGGCTATGTTTACTGCTGTGAGTGCTGCAACTCCTGTTTCACCGTCAATCCATTCAGTATTTATCCAGTTGTTAAATAGATCGCTCTGATAAGTTTTAACTGCAAGTCCGTTCTGACTGAATGAGTTAGCGTATCTTAAGTCTGCTCCGGAGCTTATTGTATTAAATAACCAGTCCCATACATCAGTACCTGTGTCTTGTAATACGAAAGCGTCTTCACTAAGGTGACTTAAAATTGCATCTCTAGTGGTATCAATATCATCAAGATCGAACTCTTTTAAAGCTATGAGATTGAGTATTTCAGGACCGTAGTTAGTGTAAGGTGAATTAAGAACATATACAACGCTACCTGATACTGAGGATTTAATTGTACCTTGTAGTATTTTTGTACTAGAGTGCCATGCTAAATTATCGCATATATTAGTCATATATGTTTGTGTTGAATCGTCACTAACAAGTACATATTGCCCGTCTTTATATAGACCAGGGCAATTATCTGGGAATTGTATAAATATTATGTCGCCTACGGCTACTGTTTGTGGAGATGTAGTATCAAATATATTATAGTGAATTCCAGTTGACTTTTTTACTAATTCAGCGGCTATTGGAGTTAATGCTGTGGTAATGTCTGTGTTACCTATGCTTATATAGTATCCGACGCCTTCTTGTTTGTTACTGTAATACTGCTTGTAAATGTCATAATAAGCAAGTATTGGTACTGCATTAAAATATCTGCGTGCAGGGTTAGTTTTGCCGCTTATTGCTCCTATCCCTGAAATTCCGAGGTATTTTATAAGAGCGCTTGCGTTAACTTGTTCATTGTCTTCATAGGTGTGAACGTGGTTTGGGTGATTATTTGCATATACTGGGAATTGTGGCAAGAATATATTATCCATATCCATCCCTATCCCTAATTTGTTCATGTGAAGTTTAGCGTTGTACAGTCTAATAGGGACTTCGAAAACGTCTAACTGTACTTTAAAGCTTCCGAACAATGGTCCGATTGTAGGCAATGTTAGTACTTCTGTGTCTAATTCAATTCTTAGGTTATCACCCGGTAATGCAACAAGGTTCATAAATGGGACAAGTGTCCCTGCTGACATGCTGCTTCGCCATAAATATGATAGATCGTGTGTACTTCTTTCATAGTTTTTAAATGAAAGATCCATTTTATTGCCGCTTCCTAAGCGGTCACCTCCTATTGATGTATTCATTTGTTTATAAGTTTTAGTTTGAGTTCATTAATTTCAGACATCATGTCATTTACAAGTGTCATTACTTGTATCATCCTATCCCATGTGATTTCTGTTGCTACTTTAATGCATTCTTCGACATTAGTCATATCTTCGGTTATTTTGTATTTTCCGAATACTGCGAAGCATTTTCCGTTATCTGATTGTCTTATTACAACAAAAGGGCTGTTTTCAATTGGAATTTTTTCAAATAATTCTTTTGGTTCTGATTTGTTTTTGTCTTTAGTTGTCATAATTCTAATTTTAATTGTTTAGCGGGTAATTTTTTACATGCTATTGTTCTGATGATAGTTTTGATTTTGTTTTCAAAGTCTGTTCTTAATTGTACGTCTAGTACATCATGTTTTGTGTATTCATCTCCAAGTTGATACTTGTCTATTTGTTCTCCGGTTTCTTCATCTATAAAGAAGGAGACCGAATTGTAAGACCATTTTTCATTGTTAATCAGGTTCATTTGTAATTTTTTTATTGTTAAGCAATTCGCTAAGAAAGTTAAGAACTTTAAGAATAATTGCTGTTCCTGACCAGTTGTTTACTGTTGGTACTGCTCTTGCGATTACTTCCCAGCATCCAGCTGCTACCGCCAAAATGATTAAAAGTGTTTCCATAATGTTTAAGTGTTAAATTGGTTAGTGGCACTAATATATATATTTATTTTTAATGTGCGTTGGCCTTTTTTTCAACAATCGAAGATTGTTGCTTATAAACCGAAGGTACAAGGCCGGTGGCGACCGGCCGCGTAGCACCTGCAAAGTGGCCTTTTGCGGGTCTTTGAGGTAGGCAAGGCGTGCGCTGGCCGGCTTTTTCATTTCCTAGTCTTTGCATTCGTTTTAAGTTTCTTAAGTGCTGTTCATATCTTTTAAGATTCCAGTCAATGTCATCGTTTCCGTAACCAAGTCTTTCATTTTCTAGTCTGGCATCTTTCAGTAAATTGAAGTATGCTTTTTCGGAGTTACTTACATCAATTTTAATCCCGTTAACATAGCGTATCTGTTTGTCCAGTAGGTTAAGCCATAATTTTTCGCGCTGCTCATCGGTGTATATCTTATTCCTGTAGTAAATTGGAAGAGCTAATTTAATGCCGTTTCGTGTAGTATAATGCTCTATTGTTTTTTTTTCATTATATGCATTCCTTTTACTATCCGATCGGCTCATATAATTAGCGCCTATCCCTTTACTGCATAATATCACTGGTGTATAATATTTATGGACCGTGTCCTGTTTGCTTAGGTATTTTACAATATAGTTAACTGTTCTTTCGTTAACGTAATCACCGATCCATGTGTTTCCGTATTTCCATTTATCATTAATTTGCGAAGCAAATAAATTTTTATCGTGGCGCAAAGCGCCATCTGGCGGGAACACCAATCCGTGTATATGTATTCTTTCTGTGTTATTTTGGCCTAGTTCTGTAATAAACCAGTGTTTTAAACTTGCCTTGAACTCTTTTCTCCAACGTTCAAGGAACCGACGTACTGCGAGCGTTGCAATTTTGTTATCTCTAGTGTATCCCGTGAATTCTTGGTCGATTTCTTTATCGAGATCAATTAGTGATTGTTCACTAAATGAGAGAGTGACGAATAAAACGTTTTTGTTATTATGTCGTAACTCTTCGTGTAATCTTACTCGCCATTCTCTTGCCTTTTGTTTTCTACATTCCATACATTTTCCGCATCCAACCGGTACATATTTTGTTCTTTGGTCTGTGATTGTAGGCGGTATGCCGTTGTTTTTCTTGTTTGGTAGGTATTTACGGTTGAGTATGAATTTAGGATATAAGCACATTATTTGTAGTTAACTTTGTCCTCATTGTAAGTAATTTTTACTTTACCGCCAGTTATTAAATTCCAGAAACCTTGTTCTATGGATTCAAGACAGTTGTATGCTTTTTTAAATACGGAACCTGCTACTTGTTGGATTGACGGGTATTCTGCTTTTATTTCAGCTTCAAATTGGTTTACAATTTGATTTTTTTCGCTTACTGATACCTCCCTTTCCTTTAGTCCTAGTTCGGTCCATTTTTGGACTATTTCAGTTATTATGCTTTGTTTTTCTGTGGCAGTTAATGAGATTTTAGCTTGTGTGAGTTCATTATTAAGGTGTGCACCCACAGCTTTATATTTTACTTCATCTACAAGGTCGTTAAATTGTGCTTCTGTAAGATCGTTTGCAATCTTCATCTGTTTGGTCTGTTCTATTACGTTATTTATAGAAGCTTCTATTTGGTATGGTTTATAAGCTTTATCAATATCAGCTATATCGGATTGGATGCTTAGCAATCTACCTTTAAGTCCTTCGTTTGTGGTTTCAGAAATAATTTTTGCAATCTCGCTTTCTGCTTTTTTAATTCCTGTCTCAACTATTACGTCGGCTTCTGCTTCTGTCTTTTTGGCTTGTGCTTGCATTAATTTAATCTGTGCAGCCATCATCATTGCGTTTCCTATGTCCAAAGGCCATGGTTGTGGTGCTGGTGCGTTTCCGCTCGCTGCGCTTCCGCCAGCCTGTGAACCTGTAACTCCGCCGCTTCCTGCCTGTCCGTACATCAGGCCAGGATTTAAACCGGCTTCCTTTAGCATTGCCATTTGTGCCGGGTAGTTTGTTTTTTCCCATGTTTCTAATTGTAATTGTTGACCGTATTTATCTAATTCCTTTTGGTTTTTGAATTGTATATCCATTAATTCACGGGTGTTCGCCATTGCACGTTTTTCACGTTTTTTTTGTCCGATTAATCCTAGGAATCCTGATCCTATTTGACCGGCTGCTGCTGTTCCTGCTGCTATTGTTGCAGCTGCTGCTTCACTAAGTGGCATATTTTTGAATTTGTTAATTATTTTTCGCGCTTTTTTGTAAAAAGCGTGTGTCCTTATCTTGGTATATAAGAACACACGCGTACCAATCCTATTGGACTGATGATTTATCGTCAGCTTTGCCGGGTGTTGACTCGGGTTTCCCGACTTCATTTTCAGGTTTGGAGACTTCTTTTTTGCCTTTCATATCTATTACTTTGGCAACGTTGTCGCTGCTTGCTTCTTTTGATCTGTGGACTTTGTCCATTGCTTCGGCTGCAAGTTCAAACCTGTCAGTTCTGACATTATATTGTGGCTGAACTCCATCTTTTTTATCTGTATAGATAATAGGACTGCCGTCTTTAATCGGTTCTTTGTTAGCGACTAAGCGTTTAACTTTCTTTTCGATTGTCTCCCCTTCAAGTGTGCGGTCACATTTGATAAGAGTTTTCTGATAAAGTGGTTTTGCGTACATATCAATTAATTTTTAATTTTAATTAAAATGACTTATGTCTGCGTTCAGCGTCACACCTAATTTTAATTACAATGACTTATGTCTGCGTTCAGCGTCACCCCCTCGACTCCTCCTTAGTAACCGGTGCTAAGATTACTTAGCCTCTTTAGAGAGTGGCCCGATTACGATCGGTAATTACAAATTAGGTATAACTTTTGCGCTCATTTTTCTTCTGGCTGTGATGTTGCAGCTTATCTGTGTCCAGAAGTTTTGTGCATCTAAGGCGGTTTCAGCGAAGATATGGTTAAATTTACTTGGATCAATGTATGTTGTACCGTCAATAAGTGATCCATCGGTGTTTTTCTCATATCTTCTATTTAAAACCATAAACATACTATTGTTTTTTTCGGCAAAATGTCCGAAAACTTTATTAACAGCAGTCATATAATTAAGCCATGCAGGTTGTTTACCGAGAGAATTGGTTGTTACTGCGCCGGTTGCACTATTAAGTGTGCTATCTGACCAAAGCAGTTGTTCTGTTATTAGGTCTTGAAATCC